CCAGTTAAAGTCTTGTGCGTAAATACGTTAGCCCTCGTAGGCTCAATACTAGGACTCGTTCCACCACATATAATACTGCTGCTGGCGTTAGGAGCAATAGCAAGAAGATGTGAGTTACGAAGACCACTGCCAACCATATCAGGAGCTTCACCCCTAGATCCAGCCAACTGTACACTAGCTTCAGTAGCTCTTTCCTTGATGTGTTTAAAGGCTCTGTTGTTAAAGCTGGAAGCGTACATTCCTTCAAAAGGGATTCCATTACGTTGAAGATAAGAATGAAAGCCCATCGCACCAAGGCCAATCGCCCGTTCTCTATATGCACTATAAGCGGCTTTTGTAAAACCTTTTTTATCCAAGTCAACATGATACTTAAACTCCTGTAAGGTATCGCACTGTTCTAATATACCTACTGTTTGTATAGCATTATCAATAAAGTGTTCTAGTGTATTATCCAGCATGGTAACTAAATCACTAATAAATAACTCATCATCTTTCCACTCATCAAAGTATTCTAAGTTAACACTAGATAAGCAACAAACTGCTGTGCGCTCTTCGCTAGTAGGCAAGGTAATCTCAGAACATAAATTACTTTGACGCACTTTAAGTCCTAAATCTTTTTGATTCTTTGGCAGTGCTTCGTTGCAACGATCAAGGTTAACAATATACGGCTCTCCTGTTTCTGCTCTAGTATGTATTAGCTGCCACCATAAGTCCCGCGCTGAGATTGTCTTTGTTGCTTGCTTTGACTTAGGATCTATTAACCTCCAAGGCAAGTCTTGCTGGACAGAGAAAAGAAAGTCATCAGAAATACTAACCCCGTTATGTAGATTAAGACACTTGCGGTTGAGATCGCCACCAGTAGTTTTTCGCATTGCAATAAACTCTTCAATCTCTGGATGGCTAATGTCCATATACGCTGCATAAGATCCTCTCCTAGTAACACCCTGATTGAATGCAAGCATTTGACTGTCTACAACATGCATGAATGGAATGCTACCAGTAGACTCACTGCCGTTAGCAGTAGATATACCATTACTCCTAACATCACCCCAATATCCACCCAAGCCTCCACCTGAACTAGCCAACCATATGTTCTCGTCATAATGATCAGATAGACCACGCCTTGAGTCAGGAACATAATTAAGAAAGCAAGAGATAGGTAAACCACGAGTAGTTCCCCCGTTACTAAGGATAGGAGTGCTAAACATGAACCAATTAGAACTTGCGTAGTTATAAAGTCGCTGTGCAAGATCGAAGTCAGTATGTTCTTGATAAGTAGCACCATAAACAGCGGCCCTTGCAAAAGCTTCTTGAGCATATTCTTCATCTTCCCAAAAGTATCTGTCTTTTAATGTTTGAATAGAAAATTCTGTAAGCAAACTTTCTTTATCGTAATCAATCTCTATCCCTAAATAATTCATCTTGCCAGTTTTTAATGTCATCAACGTCATCCTTTTCTCTTAACTGTGACTGCCTGTACCCTCTAGTACGTGCTTTGTTTTTAGACTTTTTTCTTTTATTAAACTTTTCAGTGCGCTCTGCTTTTCTATCCCAAGACATCCTGATTCTCCATCAAGAACTTGAGCAATCGCTCTTCATACCAACGAGCTTTGCGTAAATCTTCTATAGGCTTTTTCTTGTATCTAAATCTCCAACGGTACTTTAAAGAGTTACCGCGTAGATAACCTACAAACTCATCAGGCGTGAGCATAGCCTCAATAGCTTCAATGCATTCTACTTTGCCGTTATTATAATGAGGTGGATGATCTACCATATTATTTATTAAGTTAGCATATGATTCACCTAAACGATTTTCACCATATACAGGATGATCATTAGGCTCTTCCCATTCTTCTGCTATATTCCAAGCATCAGTTATAGCAGTGTTAAGTTTAACTTTGTCCCATTCTTCTGGGGTTGCATCATCAATACTCATTCCATCCACTCCTTTGGAAATGTTTTTTCTGAAAACCATCTGAACTTATTTTTTGTTGCCCATTCAGAATGACTAAACTTAGTACCGTTCTTTCTTTTCTTTGCTCCTGGCATAGGTGCATAAGGTGAAGCAAATAAAAATACTAATTCACAATCATCAGGCAAAGCTTTTTTAACCCAGATATATTTGTTATACTCTTGATAATCCCAAAACCTTCCTTTAGATTCTAAAAGAATTGTCTTACCATCTATAACTTTAATAAAATCAGGCCAATAAATATGCTCTATCACATAAGGAACAGACTTATTATGTAAACTCCAAGTCTTTAATTGTTTCTTATGTAACTCAAACTCCCATTTAGAATCATAACCTTTAGGTATATTTTTTTCTTTAGGTCTTTTGACTCTAGGCTTACGCATTTATAATCTCATTTAATGTGACTGTTTCTAAAGTTTTATCAGACCTTTTAAGAACCTTCTTTATCTTTTTTCTAAACCATTTTAAAGTATAAGCATTCGTTCTTATTTGTCCTTGGCTAAAGAAATAAGGTTCTTTTGGCATTAGCTCTTGAATTTTCTCAGGAGTTAAAAGCTTTAACTGATCTTCAGGTAATAAAGAATACAACCATTCCTGTATTAATCTAGTTATCGTATTGTTAAATTTTTGTTTTTTACTTTTATTTATACGCTGCACTATATTACCTCTTCGACTCTAGGTTCATTAACTACTTTAGTAAAGTATGTTAAACCTTTGGAATACTTAAAAGTTCTTAGATCAGGATAACATTTATGTTTATGAGAACAGTACACACAGGCTTTAGAAAGCTTCATATTTCCTGACTTGCCTTCAGGGACAGGCTCATAACACATCTGTTCGGGAGGACTATCTTGGTCTATAGCTTTTTTAGCTCTACTTATTTTATATCTAATGTTAGGCTTATCAAGCTCATCAGGTTGATACAAAGTTAACTCACCTGTTTCTTTATTGATAGCTAAGAAACCACCATTAGAAGACTTCTCTGCTTCTTCATAACCACTTAACTGAGCAAGGTAACCAAAGGGATCATCATCCCTAAGTGTGCCTTCTTTAAACTTTTTAAATGCAAAGTTAGAAGCAGTCTTTATGTCAACAACCTCACCATCAATTTTACAATCAATGTGTCCTTTAATGTTATCAACAACAACTTCTTTCTGCTCATCTGTTACTGTGTGTCCAGAAAGCTTTACTAAAAAGATTAAGATCTCTTCAAGCAAATGACCATACAAAAATCTAATAGACAGAAAAGGATTTGATTGTTCTTTCTTTTTCTTTTCTTCTTTAAGATCAAAGTACAATTGTCTTAAGGGTCTACCTACATTAGACATTCTGATATATTGCTTTGAGTTTTCTTGCGGTGTAGCCCAATGAGTAATACACTCTTTTAAATTATTAGTTAGTTCTTCTAATAATTCTTCTGGAATATCTACTGCTTTTTGATTAGATAAAGGCTCTAATGCTTTATAAATATCTTCAACTACTGTGTTTACTTTTTTCATGTCTATGTTTTACAAACCTTAATTTACGTGTGAGAGAATTATAATGAAGATACACTACACCCATAGCTTTTTGTAAAGGAGTTCTTGCAGAAAGTCTACCATCTTTATAAGACTTGACATCTATTTTTTTAATGTTTCCATCTTCATCTATAGCAATTAAATCTATAGGCCCTGTGCATCCACAGTTTTTAAAGACTTGATAACCATTATCCCACAACCATGTTATAGCATAATGCTCTGCTAGATCTCCAGTTCTATTAGGGTCTGTTTTAGTGTGTATCACTCCAGTTGTCTCCTATCTTGTATTCTCCATCTAAAGGACAACGTAAATCAAAGTATATTCCTGCATCTACAATAGCCTGGACACCTCTTTGACCTACTTCTTCTGCATCTTTTTCTAAACATTCTACCTGCCATTCGTCATGTACATTAGCTACACACTGAGCATCTAAATGTTTAATAGAATCTACAAATAAAACCAAAGCTTTCTTCATAATTATTGCTCCTGCACTTTGCAGCAGTGTATTCAAAGCAGCATGTTCTGATCTTATAGTAACTTTGCGACCATCTAATCCTTTTAAGAAACCTCTTTTAGACGCTCGTTCAACTCTATCTTTGAGATTTGCAAGTGCTGGTAAATTAGCAAGGAAAGATTCTCTAAGTCTTTTACCATCTTTTCTACTTCCTCCAACCACTGAGCCAAGTCGTTCATTTCCTGCTCCGTATAAGTATGCATAAATGAATTTTTTACTCTTATCTCTTGATTCAAGTCCCGCAAGTTTTTGATTAGCGGTGTGAATGTCTCCGTTAAGGACTTCATTTGTATAACTCCTATCGTTCATGTAATGTGCAAGCATTCTTAATTCTAAACCACTAGCATCTATACCTACTAATTTGTACCCTTCAGGCACTGTCCAACAAGATCTACAGTCTTTTCCATAAGGGCTATAGGTGGCTGGTATCTGTGCCATATTGGGCTTAAAATGCGTCATACGTCCTGTTACAGCACCATTGTGCACTGCGTAACCATGAACTCTATCGCCCTTTAAATTTTTAAACCAGGAATCTACTAAAGCAACACGCTTGTTTAATAATAAAAACTCACTAATTAATTTGGCTTGAGATATATCTTCTATTGCATTGAGTGTTGATTCATCTACAATAGGTTGTCCTGTTGGAGTAAACTTCTTAGGCTTCCAACCAAAGTCCTGTAAGTATTCTCCAATTTGTTTTCTTGAATTTAAATTAAAATCTTGTATCTTGTATCTATCAAATGCAAGAACTTGAGTAGGATGTTTTTTAGAATAACATTCATACTCTTCTTCTGTCAACCCTTGTTTAGATAATGTACCATCTTTCTTAAACTTAGGAACTACTGTTTTTAACTTAACCTTTTTAGGTAAGAAAACTTTGTGAACTTCTTTAACAATCTCTTGATTAGTTTGTTTTAATGTAGCCAAAAGTTTATGCGCTTTTTCTACATCTAACATGAAGCCATAGTTTTCCTGATCTTTTAATATCTTTGCAACTTGATGCTCAAGCTTTATTGATTCTTCATCAAAGTCCGTCAACTCAGTTAACAATGCTTGGAAAACTAACGCATTTAATTCGACATCATTTATACAATACTCTAACATTTCTGGTGTGTATTCTTTAAAGTCTTCTTCTTGCATAAGACCTTTATGGTAATTTAATTTAAAGCCCCACGCTTTTAATCCATGACCATCCCTTTCAGGGTTTGCAAGCCTAGAAAGAACTAACGTATCTATTATCTTTTTATTCTTAAAAGATATGTCAGTAAGCTTTTCTAATACAGGAATATCAAATCCTAAAATGTTATGTCCTATAAGTATTTTAGACTTCGCCAACAACTCAATCCCTTCTTCTATATTAGAAGGAGAAAAAGAATATACTTGTTTTGTATCTATATCTTTAGCCACAATGCACCAGATAACTGATGCATCAAGACCGTCTGTTTCTATGTCAAAGACGAGATTCATTTATTTATTCCTTCGTTGTTCCTGCCTACGATAATTGTATACTGTAGAATATCCTAAGTTTAACTTTTCAGCCATAGCCCCTACCTGCCAACCTTTTCTTGTTAATTTAAATATCATTTCTTTTTCTTCATCCGTTAAAGCTGTTCTATGTATTTTTGCTTTCTTTAAATTCATATATCTTTGCTGTGCTGTGATTGCTTGATAAAACATCTTTCATCCTTAAAAAGGTATGTCGTCTATAAGAGTATTTGTAAACTCAGTTTCTACTAGTCTTCCTGATATAGAGTCATACAAAAGATTACCTGCTAAACCAACTTCACCTGTATGTCTAGACTTTAAGATTCTAATCCTGGTTGTATTAGCTTCAGTTTTATCTTCAGCTTGCTGGTTTCTTTCTAAAGCTATCACACAATCTGATAGTTGTGCAATAGCTCCACTACCACGTAGATGGCTAATGTTTACTTCTGCACCATTTTCATGTCCTGCATTACCCTCTATCTTACGCAAGTGAGATACAAGTATAAGCCCTGCACCTGTTTCTTCTACAAGACTACGAAGCTGTGTCATTATATTATCTATTAGCCTTCTTTCATCACCACCTTCTAAAGCTGATACAAGCATGTGTAAGTGATCAAGCACTATCCATTTA